CCTCAATTGAAATAGTCTAGCTATAGGTGAAAAAACTAATCCACAGCGTCTTATGTTAAGTATAGTAAAAATTATTAAGAAAGGTAAAGTATAATGAATTTTTACTACATGTTCATTATACAAGGTGTTTATATGCAAAATTTTTCATGCAATTTAACTATAGATAATTTATTTTATAATAGAAAAAACATAGGTAAAAATTTGCTAGAAATAATGAAACTTAAAGGGCATACTAGAATATCATTTTCTAAATTAACAGATATAAGCAGGCAAACTTTAAATAACTTATTTAAAGGAGAAATTAACGATAAGACTACATTTAAAACTTGTATAAATAAAATTATAGAAACCGAGAATATAACATTAGCAGATATAATTAATTACAATGAAAATAAAGAAATTCAGAGTGTAGTTGATTATAAGTTTGATCCTGAAGCTAAAGAAATGCTTGACATATTAGATCACATTTTACATTTATGCGATCTATACTATTGCTGATAAAATGATTTCTATGTCTAATCATTATAGGTAAATATATATGTAGATAATAAAGAACTTATGGATATAATATATGATGATAGCCTACATATTATATTTTAATTAAAAGGTCGCAGAATAGGTAAATTTTCAATATCTATTAATTGATGCTACTATTTTGCAAACTGTTTTATGATCTGTAAAAGTGTATTCAGAGTATTTTTTCTCAAAACTTCCATAAGATTTTGCTATAAGAATATTGGATTCTAACTTGTCCATTGAATCAGCAACACTATCTGTATCAGTTTTTATTTCTTTATCACATTCTAATACATATACAGACATAGGCAATGCAATTTCCCAAAAACTTACTGGATCAAAGAAACTATTTTTATCTGTATTGGTATTATCGTATCTATTTGTTTTTACGGAATAATCTATTTCAAAAGCATCTGAAAAATTTTCAATTTTAGATACTATTTTTTTGTAGTCATAATTATCATTATCATAAAATACTTCATTTTTAAGATAAATATTAAGCATAAATAAGGCTGCTAGAGATGTTATTAAATTTTCTAAATTTGCTTGTTTATAATTTTTAACTCTATCATGCTTAATTTTATTATAAGCATTATACCAAGGAATAATTTCTTTCTCTTTACCATTTACTTTTAATGTTTCTTTTCTAAATGGTTGTAATTTGCAGTCAAAAGTACTAGAGTCTATATTATTAAAAATTGGATTTACTAATTTTTTATCTAATTTAAATACTTTATTTAGCTCATCTATGTATTCATTAAAATAAACACTTTTTCTTATATGTCCCTTCTTATCTGTAAATTTAATTTTTTCATTTTTACATATAACACTTGCAATATTTTCACACTCAGCAACTGTTCTTAATATTAGATCTGCTATTTTTATAGAATATGTTTTTAATTGTTTTCTATCTATCGCTATGTAATAACTTAGCTCTTTAAATTCTTCTTCTAGTTTCTGATATATTGGCCAAAATAAATTCTTATTCATATTTAATTCTCCTTACAATGTAAATTTTAGCAATGAATAGATGATTATTCAAGTAATACGCGTACAGTTGCAAATATCTAATAAGTTTTAAATTAAAATCTTATAATAATGAGTTTTATTTATTAATTTTGTATCTTTTATGCAAAATTGTGATTATAATATACTAAAAATAACAATATATTTATCCAATAGCTAGCATCTGTAATACTCCCCTTTATTTAAGCTGGAAATAACGGCTGCACGCTCCTGGATAAGTTCAACTAAGATTCAGATGGGGATCAAATCCCACCTGAATCAAGTTTCACTTGATAAAAATTATTATACGGAGGGCTAAAATGTTATTACAATTTACGGTAAAAAACTTTTTATCTATAAAAGATGAAGTGACTTTAAGCATGGTGGCATCTAAAGATTCTTCATTTGAAGATAATCTTTTACCATATGAAGACGGAAAAAAAATTAAAAATGCTTTAAAATCAGTAGTTATATATGGTGCCAATGCTTCTGGTAAAACAAATGTATTAAAAGCATTAAAATTTTTCACATGGCTTATAAAAAACTCTCATGAAATGCAGCAAGGACGAAAGATACCAAGAGATATTTTTAAGTCTGACAAAGAATATAAAAATGAACCTAGTGAATTTCAAGTTATTTTTATTCATAACAATATAAAATATCTTTATGGTTTTTCTGTAACAGAAGATGAGGTTATTGATGAGTATTTATACTATTACCCAAATGGCAGACAAAGTATTATTTTTGAAAGAGAAAGAGATGAATATAAGTTTACAATTGATGTTGAACGTCAATCAGAATTAAAAAATAAATTTCATTCTAAAAATAAATTATTTATTGCCACAGAAAGTTTGTGGGAATATGAAAAAGCAAAGGTTCCTTTTGAATGGTTAAGCAGTTATTTAAATATTTTTATTAATCATGATGGTTTGGAAGGGTATACTGTATCAAGTATGCATAATGATGAAAAAATCAATTTACTTGTAAAAAAATATATAAAACTAGCAGATGTAGGAATAGATGATATAGCCGTAGATATAAAGAAAAGTGACGATATAATAAATTCTGATGTATTTAAATTGCTATCTGAGGATGTTAAATCCCAGTTATTAAAAAAAGTACAGGATGCAAATATTATAGATATTAAAATGATTCATAAAGCTAAAGATAAAGAAGGTAATATTACTAATTATAAATTTGATATAGATGAAGAATCAGATGGAACCCAAAAGTTTTTTGGTCTTTTAGGCCCATGGATTAATGCACTATTGAATGGATATACAATTGTAATTGATGAACTTGATATTAGGCTTCATACACTTTTAGTAAAGAAACTCATGGGAATGTTTTTAGATCCTGATGTGAATAAGAATAATGCTCAATTAATTTTTACAACACATGATACAAATCTCCTTGATTCAGATCTTTTAAGAAGAGATCAGATTTGGTTTACTGAAAAGAAAGAAGATAAGAGTACTGATCTTTATTCATTATATGATTTTGGAGGAGTAAGAAAGAGTATAAGTATAGAGAAAGGATACCTTCAAGGAAAATATGGCGCAATTCCAGTGTTAAAGGGTGACTGGAATTAGGAAAATTAAAAAGAACTGCTAAAAATATTGTAAAAAGCAATCCTTATACAAATGTTAGTGATTTAATTGAGTATATGGAGTCTTTAGAACATGGAGAAAATAATTAATATTTATTTTTCTATTTCAAATTTAATCTCTACCATAATTAAAACTTCCATACTTATTATTCTCTTTATACGCTTAAAAGATAAAAATATATAGATAAATATATAACTAGATATCTATATTAATAAGATATCTAGCTATATATAAAACCATCTGCAATAACAAATATACTGTAATATAAGTTAAAAATGTTGTTATATAATTTGTAACAAAGAGTGTAACTTATTTTATAACATAATTTGTTATTTAATGTATCCATTATTCCTTATTCCAGCCGAGTAGGTTTGCTTCTAATTCGTTATAGTCATAAGTTCTTGCTTCAAAATTATTGAATTTATTATTAATAACTTCAGTTACTGTCCAATCGTTTTTTATTTCTTGCATCATGGCTCCTACTAAGTTATTTACATTTTTAAGTTTACTTACTACATTATATTTTTCCTTAACCTTCTCAATATCATAATCAGCAGCATTAAGTATTTTATAGGCTTCACTATAGCTTATATCTCCAATAAGATTTTTTACAATGTTAATATCATAATTTATGTTTTCTCTATTTAGATCTTCAAGGTCAATAGCTCTTTCACTTTTCACATTCTCATTGTGTTTTATATAAAACTTTAATGATGTTATTTTTCTAACCTCTTTTATTTCTTCGTATTCAATGTATAAATCAGTCTTTGAATTTATTTCATTCACTGCAACGCTGATTACTTTCTGCTTTAAATTTGCATATTTAGGATATTGTTTATCATCAATGTCTAATACGCATCTAAAATCATCAATGGTAATTGATCTGATTCCTATTTTTTCATATTGCTTTAAGAGTTCATATAATCTAAATGAGTAGGTGCTTTTGAATTGCATTATATTTTTTAATTGATATTTGGTATACCAATCTAGGTTTAAATAAAAGGGCTTTAATTCTTTATTTACCTTTAATGTTAAAACTCCATCTTTATATTTACAGGTATCTACCCAATGATATTTTTCAAACTCTCCAGTATTTACATCCTTTATTTTAATAACTCTTTGCATAATGGAATCTGTAATATTATCAATATCCCTATAAAATCTGCTATCGCTTGTATTTAATATTTTTATTAGTTCTTTGGTTTTAAATTTATACTCTTTAAAATCATCATCATCTTTTTTAATCATACTTGCTAGCAGTCTGATTAATTTCTGTTCCATAACAGTTAATGTATAAGATGCTTCAATCAGTCTATTGCTTTGATATATCCAATTATTGCTCATGCTTTTTAGCTCATTAAGCATTTATTATCACCTCGCATTATAAATATAACTTATTTGTAATTGGTTATCAATAAGTTAAAATATTTTATAAAAAATCTAGGTAAAATATTGATATAACTTGATTTAGATACTGTAGTTCAGTTCACTATCGAAAGGTTATATTTAAGTAATTTTCACTATCATTAGGTTATAGTTCACTATCAATAAGTTATACTTGACTATCAAAAGGTTATATTTGAGCTATTGAAACATAGATATATCAAGGCTTTCAACTATGCCGAAAACATATTAAAACAATATATATAAAACTATATAAAACAACAACAGACTATCAATAAGTTATACTTAGATCATAAGTACCATAAATAAGTTATAGTTGGACTTAGAAACACATCATATCTAGATTATATTAAATCAATTTTCACTATCAAAAAGTTATATTTAAAAACTTATTGTTTTATAAATGATTTAAACTATTTGTAAAATAATAAGAAAACATATATTGTTGTTGTTTTTATAGGTCATAAAAAATCATTAATCTCAGTAGATTTTAAAATACCATAAATAAGTTATACTTCACTATCAAAAGGTTATAGTTAAAAATATTAAATTGAATTAATTTTAGATTAAATCCTTTATTTATATTATTTTAGTATTAAATATGATAATATTAGATTAAATCAATATAAATTATATTAAAAATGATTAAATATATTCATTTTGGTTAAAACTACTTATAAGGAGTGATAAGTATGTGTAATAAAAATTTAATGTCATCTGATGTCTTTAAACCTTGTAACTTTCCTGAACATACATATATAACAAGGAAATCTAAAGATGATATAGATTATGAACAAAGACTAAAATTAGCTTTAAATATATCTGGAACACTAATTTCAATAATAGGTTCTTCTAAGATGGGAAAAACTGTTTTATGTGAAAAAGTAATACCACTCGAAAGACAGGTTAATGTATCTGGTGCTGATTTTTCAAATGGTCAAGATTTTTGGAATGTACTTGCACAAAAAGTTGGAGTTCCTTTAGAAGGCCAAATAACAGAAAATAAACAAATTAGTAATATAGAGCAACATAGTAAAACTGAAATGTTTATTATGACTAAAGATAAAGTAATTGAATATTTTGTTAGTAATAATAAAGTTCTAATTTTAGATGATTTCCACTATGCATCTTTAGACGCTCAAAAGAGTATTTCAAGTCATCTTAAAGATGCAATAAGAAGAGATTTTAGAGCAATTATAATATCATTACCTCATAGAGCTGATGCCCCAATAAGAAAAAATGCAGATTTAGCTGGAAGACTAAGCCTAATCGATATTGATTCATGGAAGATACCTGAATTAGAAGAAATAGCTATAAAAGGCTTTAACGAATTAAATATAGCTATCCCGAAGGAAATTGCTAATTATATTGCTGTTGAAAGTTTAACATCTCCACAACTTATGCAATATATCTGCTTAAGTATCTGCACACTACTTGAGATTGATAATAGTGAAATTAAAGTAACAGAAATAACATCTGATATATTGACAAAGGCTTTTAAATTTACAACTTTAAATATTGATTACGCAGATGTAGTAAGTTTAATATCAAAAGGTCCTTTAAGTAAAGGCAAAAAAAGAAGTAAGTTTAATACTAAATTTAATGTTGAGATGGATTTATATCAATTAGTAGTTGAATCTCTTGCTCAAAATCCTCCTTCAATGGGATTAACAATAGATGATATTAGAGATAGAGTAAATGCATTAATAAATGATAATGACCCTAAACCAGATAGGCAAAAAGTTAAAGATACAGTTATTAGAATGCAAAAATTGATTGATGAGAGAGAGGATATATATAAAGTTTTAGAATGGAAAGATGAAAAGATATATATAATAGACCCTCTATTCCTTTTCTATTTAAGATGGGGGAGATAATATGAATTGCTCTATAGAATTAAAATATTCAGTAAATGAAGTAACTGAATTTATAAATACACAAATACAAGAGCTTATGAGTATAGATGATCCTAAAGAAATAGCTACCATTTTAAAGAATATATCTGCTAACATAGCTAAATATATATATTCTCCAGAATTAATATTAAAAACATCACAATTAGCAGAATATATAACTAATCCATTTTCCGACTTAAAAAATAAAGAAAGTATTTCTGCTGCTAAAGAAAGAATATTAATGCATTTAAAGGAACTCAAGAATTATATTTATGAGGAAAAATTAAAGTTCATAAATTATAAATCAGATATAGATGAAGAAACATCTATATTAATATTGAAAAAGATACTTAATAATTTTTATGAACACATAAAGAGTATGTATTTGGATGATGTCCATGGAAAAGGTAATATAAAAAAGGATCAATTAGAAAATATAAAAATAGGTAATGAATATGATGTTCAAAGAATACTATTTTCACTTATAAAACCTATATTCCCTAATGCAGGAACTGAAGTAATTGAGGAAATCAATTGTTCAACTGTAAGATATGATATAGATATAGAATCTTGTAATACAACCATAGAAGTAAAATGCACTAGACCTAGTATGAGTGAAAGAACTTTAAATGAAGAAATGGGTTCAGATAGCTTTCATTATAGAAGAAAGCATATACTTTTCTTTGTGTATGATAAAGAATCTATAATATCAAATATAGATAGTTACAAGAAATAATACAATAAAAAATTTGATGATAAATTTATAGATATTGTGATACTACAACCTATAAACTTATAAAAAATTATTACTAATGAAGTATAGAAATATATAGATAACTATATAACTAGATATCTATATTAAAAAGATACCTAGTTATATATAAAATCATCTATAAAGCCATTTATGTCATAATAACAGTTACAAATTTCGTAATAAAAATTGTAACATCATTTTGTAACAGAAAAGGTTACTGATTACGTGACTTAATATTGTTAGTATTATTGTAACTACATATGTAACTTATTAAGATACATATATAGTTACAGCATAATTTTTATTTTTAAGTGCTGGATATTTAACCTGCCATACCCTATGCACCTTCAATTGTTTGCTTAACCTATTCAACTACTTTACTAACTGTTTGCAGTAAGGCAACATTTCTTCTATCTTGGATACGATACGCTTTTGTTCTGCTATGGGTGGTAGCGGTATTAACAATGCCATCGTGTTATCAGAACCAATATTTCCTTGATTAGCTGTCCCCGTTTCTGTTGCAAAAATCTGAGTTGTGATACAATCAGCTTTTAAGAATAAAGATAACCATTGCATATTGATATTATATAAATTTCTAAGACATCCTACTCTTTGATTTAGATATAATTTTTTGATTTTCAACACATCTTCGCCAACTACTGTTGTATAGAAATAATCTTTTTTTCCACGTGTTCCTGTCATAGTAAATAAAATATCATCAGCCAAAAGTTCATATTTGTTTGTGTTCTCAGCCAATTCATCTGAAATAAATACCGGATTAGTTTCTAATAGTATATTATCATTTTTTACATTACCAAGTCGTATTATTTGATTATTTGATTCATCTACATACGAAGTGCTTTTATATGCAAATCCACCACAAAACGATACTAAGTCTCTTAACCTCACCCACTTCCAACTTTCAGGTATCTCAAAAGGCACCTCATCATCAGTTATTTCAGCAAGTGGTTTTTCCTTCTTAATCTTTTTTTCCTTTACAAGCTTTTCTTTTTCTTCTTGTATCTTCTTATAAAGTTCTTCAGCAGTTCCATCTTCCTCTCTTTGCTCCACTAACTTTCCTTGGATAGCGTATTGCAAAATTGACTTCTGCATATCCTCTGGGAACTTCTTATTAAATGCCTCTAATTTAGAATGGGCTGTGCCGTATTTTTCTATATAAGGCATTAAATCTTCTATTTTGGCTACAATACGTTTTTGTTCTGCTAGGGGTGGAATTGGGATTAAATAAGCTCTTAAAAAGGATAATGAAACAAACGATTGAACACCACCTGTTGCTTTTTTCTTCATAATATCCTGTTCTTTTTCTAAATACCAAAATAAATATTCCATGTTAAATAAATTAATGTTGATTGTTTTAAAAAGAGCCATATTTTTAATTGAAAATTCTCTATCCTTTTTTACCAAAACAGGGTTCCCAATAGAACCAATCATTGCAAATAATATATCTCCGTTGTCTACATTAGATCGTTTGTTTATTTTTTCTGCATCTTCAAATGATATTAATTTTACATTATCAAAATCAATAGTTCCATTAATTAGATTTTTGCTAGTTACTAATGGGATACCTTCTGTAACATACCTTGGTGTATCATGAGTTCCATCTCTAACATCAATAACATCAGACAACCTCACCCACTCCCAACTCTCGGGAATCTCAAAAGGTATATCGCTCTCAGCTATTTCTGCCAGTGGTTTTTCCTTCTTTATCTTCTTTTCTTTTATAAGCCTTTCCTTCTCAGCTTTTATCTCTTCTATCAGTTCTTTAGCAGTACCTTCTTCTTTTCTCTGTTCAACCAGCTTTCCTTGGATAGCTAGTTGCAGTATGCTGTTTTTTAAATCCTGTGCATTCAT